AGGATTCATAGCAACAGCTAATGCTTTATGATAACCAGCTGCATCTTTCATTAAACCATTTTCGTCTGTATATTTATTTACGAAATTATTTATATCAGACTGAGTATTAAATAGCTCATCAGATGTGCCTGGCTTGTATGTAAACTTATTTTCTCCTAACGTAAAATCAAAACCTTTGAAATCGTTAGTAAAAACCTCTTTGGTTTTATCGAGAAAAAAATCATAACGCTTATCAGCCGCTTCCCTAATAGTTTTAGATTCGTCGATATATTTCTTGTAAGCATTTAAATTTTCTTGTTGATCAGCAGATAATCCATCCCGACTTGACTCAAGCGGAACTTTATACTTATCTTTTTGTTCGTTCAAAAATTTTCTTGCTTTTGCAAGCTCACGTTTCTTTGCTAGCTTTTTTCTTTTAATGTCTTTCGGGTCATCTAACTCTTCATCAAAGCCAAAATTATCCTCCATGACATCTTGAATATCTATAGCATCTAAACCTTCTTCTTGATGGCTTATATACTCAGCTAGTAAAGAATCATCATCCATGCTATCAAAGTCTCTTTGTGTTTTATAAAAGTCTTCAATACCACGGCCAGTTTCTTGTTTGTATTTCAAATACATAGAAACATCTTCAGGTAATTCAGGTGCCGTTTCTTTTTCGGCAAACAAATCATCTACTGAATTTATCTCCTTATCATATCTATTTTTAATATATGAAAGAACGTCTTCGTCACTTAACTCTGACGACTGAGTTTTATTTTCTTTTGCTTCGCTTTCGCTAACCGGCTCCTGCGATTCTTCTTTTTGCTCTGCAACCACTGGAGTCGCGTCATTTGAGGTTTCAACATTTTCTACATTTTCTTCAGCTTGTTGATTATCTTCAAACTTTTCTTCATGCTTTTCCAGCAATTCTTGTTCTATTTCTGCTTTGGACTTTTCTGTAGACAGCCCAATGTCTTTGACTTTTATTTCCATTAGATTAAATTTTTTACAAAGTTATACAATTATTTATATTTTTTTTAGAGTGTTTTTAAGTAGTTATACAAATCTATACCTAGTTGCTCGCCAACTTTTTTATCTGATTCGTAATGAACATTGGCTGCAATTCTACTTTCTGATATATTTTTAGCAGCTTTTTCAAATTCAGGCAACATTTCTGGATACATATCACTTAATATTTCTTTCAATAAATATGCCTGTGCAGAATGACCTGAAGGAAAAGCTGGTGTTTGTGCCGACTCCATTTTAACAAATGGTAAATTAATACCAAAATCTTTAGCAACTATATTAGGTCGTCTTCTATTATGATAGTTTTTAATTTTTAATATTGGCTCTGTACTTTCTTGAATAACCTTTTTCACTAAATCAGCAGGAAACGTTCGTGTTCTTTTATTAAATAATCTTTTATAAACATTATAGATGTTGTTGTAGTTTTGTGCAAACGATTTGTCTAGTGGTGTTTTTTGTAAAGATTTTATTTCCCCTAACGTTTTTAATGAAGAGTCGGAAGGGTGTTTTATGTTTTTATACCTTTGCCAATTAAAATCTCGAAACATTTATCTTGGTTCAAATTCAGCTAAATCAAAACCATCTAAGCTATCTTCGTTTGATTCAAAGTTTATAGGTGGTAAATTATTTTTTCTTTGCTCAATAAGTTTTGATTGCTCAGTAGACTGCTGACTAATTCTTTTATCTTTTGCTTTTTCTCTATTTTGTTCTCTTTGGTCTAAGCCCGCTTGCTCTACACCTTTAATTTGCATTTGAAACTGAAATTCTGTTGTCATTAAATTTCTCTTCAATTCAGCCTCAGCTTTTAGTTTTTCTATTTCAAAAGCCACGTCAGCTTGTCTATATTGAATTTTAGCTTGACTTTCCATTTGAATTTTTTGAGCCTCGGTTTGAGCTTTAGCTTGTTGAGCTTGCATTTGCATTTGAGCTGCCATTTGTTGCTCTTGCATTTTTTGTTGCTGCTCCTGTTCTTGTTTTCTTTTTCTTTTAAGTTTTAATAACTGATTAGCCATTTTAAGATTATGTAACTCCCGTATATCAATAGCGTCTTCTAAATTTAATATCACCTTTAGATAATGCCATTTGTATATTTTGTTCTAGCATAGCTTTTTCTTNTTCATCAGGAGCAAGCTCTATAAATATTCCAAAGTCATAGATGTATAATTCTTTTATATCTTCTAATATCTTTAAATTATACTTGCCAATTTGCATTGCAAACTCATCTTTAAAATCAGAATATTCTAAAATATCGGCAGTTCTTATCGATAAACATTCAGCTAAGGTTCTGGTTATATATAAACTACCGTCTAATATATGTCTTGTAGCTGTATTACTATTCAGAGCAGCTAACTTTTGTACACCTACCAATGAATTTGGATCAGGTGTAGAACCATCTCTTGCTTCATTTAACCCTGTTACAGCTCTTATCATATCAAGATAATGATTGTAATTAGCAATAAGCATTTGTAATTTTCCAGCNCCACTATTAGCTGTGAGTTGCTGTATAGGAACTCTAGCGTTATTAAATTCACCGTCCTGTGTATAACTCCTACCTACAACACTACCTGTTTGGAAATAAAGCCTTAATGCGTCTTCCGGATTATAAGCGTTTCCAGTTCCTAAATCCACCTCATTCAATCCGTCTGCATCAATAAACACACCATCTGGCACTACTCTCGAGACTACTTGTTGTATTTTTAAATGAGTCATTTGAATTAAGTCAGCAAAAGGAATCATTCTTTTTACAAGACTCTCAAAAACTCCTTTATACATTCTAGGAGCACACGCTACATAATTAGGCATTGCAAATTGATTAGCTGATTTTGGTCTAACCATATTTTCAGACAATTCCCATTTTAACATTATGTTAGTTCCCATAACCATAACACCATCATACCATACATCTATCTTTTTTTCCACTCTTTCAAAGTTTCCTTCCTGCATCATTTCTTCTGGAGGATTAAACTGATCGTCTTTTTCTACAGTTTTATAACTACCATCAGCTAATTTTTTTCTTTTATAAACAAAAGAATGCGTGGTTTTATAATTAAAATATAATATAGTTGCCGTGTCTCTATAAAACATACTGTTTTCAAAAAACTGTTGGTTGTTATAATAATTATACCAAGACTGGCTATACTTTGCTATTGTGTCTAAATCTTCATTAGTTAATGTAGGGTCGATTTTAATTAACTCAGTCATTGGTACTGTTTTAATTTCACCCCAATAAAAACAATCTTTAAAGTATGGGTCTTCGGTATAACTATATACCACGTTAGCTGGGTCAACATAATCTAGTTTTACACCTTGACCAGCTAAAAATTCATGCTTTGTAATACCAATGCCCAATGTAGCTATATCATAGTCAACTCTACTTCTTATATCATTATAATGATTTTCATCAAATAAAGTATTGATAGCTTCTTCTTCAGCTATTTCTATAGCTGGCTTATACTTCATTTGCATATACAATTCCATTTCTTCATCAGACTCTGGAAGTTCATCTGGGTTAGTAGAAAATAAATTGATGCCCATATCGCTTTCAATCTGATCGAATAACGGTCGTGCTACAACATCTCCTTCAATCATTTGTTGAAACTCATTTCTTTTTTCAGCAGACATAGCGTCCTGCGCATACGCATTTACCTTAAATAATCGGTCAGACATACCGTTGACAACTATATCAACAAATTTTGGAATAATTGGAACAGGTGTCCAGTCAAGATTCAAATAAGATAAATCACCATCTATAGCTAATTCGTTTTTATATTTTTTGATTGATTGTTCCCCTCTTGCATATAATCGAAGTCTCATAAACTCACCCCACTGATTGTAAAATCTACAACTGCCATTATCTCTACGAAACCATTCGTATTGTATAGCTTGGCCTATTTGTAAGCCGTATTCAACTGTATCTTTTACTGAGTCGGATGCAAACTGATCGGGGAAAGCAGCTGCTTGAATGTTAATTTCTACTTCTTTCATCTATTAAGTAATTGACTTAACGAGTTAGTGTTATTATATCTTGCAAAGTTAATGCTTATTTTTGATTGTTTTTCAATTGGAGTGTACAAGTGTTTTTGATTTGCCATAATTGCTAATCCAGAACTAATCGAAGCATCAAATCGTGTTCGATTAGAAATGTCAAATTTTGCCCAGTCTTCTAGCGTTTTTTGAAAATACATTGTACCTATCTGATCTCTATCTCTATAATTACCTTCCAAATCAAAACCTATATGTTTTTCTATATAGGATTCTATCGCAGAAGCATGAGATTGTTTCACGTCTTCTGATGTATTAGGTATACCACCTAACTCTCTTTCTGTCTTTGATAGTTTGTTATAAGTTTTGTCTGGTCTGTTTAAACAAAAACCTCTGTATCCTCTGTTTTTAAAATGATACAACAATCTTGGTTTGTTGTTCTCGCACAAAATTGGCATACCATAAAAAACACACGCCATCAAAACTTCTTCAAAAAATATTTCAGCAGTTTGTGGTCTAGCTATATATTCTAAAAAAAACTCATTGCTTGGTGCATCATCCATATTAAATTTTGTCAAACCATGCAAAGCTCCATTAGAACCTTTACCAACAACCACTCCAGAAATATCATACGAGTCACAACCAAATGACCCTATGTGTTCATTCCCTGGATATTTTTTACCACCTTTTATAATAACATTATTTTGAAGGGTAGCTTTGGGAATGTAAGATACAAAAAATCTTCCTCTTTTATTTGGGCTCCATATTACCTTAGAATCTTTTATGCCGTCTTTCCAATGAAAACCTCCTTGTGTAACATGATGAGCTATATTTATTGAATCGTTATAGTCTATCTGTTGATATATTTTTGTCAGGTTAAATATTGATTGTTTGCTTTCGTCTCTAAAAGCGTGTGACTCACTTCTTGGAAATTGTCTATAAAATTCATTTAATGCATCTGGATCAGACGCTAATGACTCCACTTCATTTTCCCAGTAGTCTATAGCTCCTTGATATATGTATTCGTCATCAATACCAACTATTGGTTCAGTTGGTGTTTTAAAAACAGGCATACCATATTTATCTATAAAACCTTCCATATTCCATTCCATNGGAATAAATAAATTATACAGTCCGCTTTTTGTTTGGCCGTTTGAATTTCTATTTTTACACCAAGAAGAATCATATAAATCTTTGAAATTTTTACCTCCCTTATCCAAAGCGTTTGATGTAGAACCCATCAAACATTTACCAATAACTTTACTACCTAGTCTTAAACAGGTTTTTGTAACACGCCAGTTGTTTAGAATATTCTCAGGTCTTTCCCACTTACCACTTTCATCGTGAATTAGTAGCTGTAATTTTTCACCATCATAACTGTTGTCTGATGTGTTTTTCCAGTCAATAGTAGTATCCAAACCTTCAAGTTCATTTTCAGCTAATTCATACATATTCTTTTTAGTAATCTTTGACGCAGGAACTCTATAAGCTAATTCTGTTTTTGGTTTATCCATACCGTCTTGAATCGGTTTAAAAAAGAAAGGATAGTTGTTTGATATAGGAACTATTTTATCTGTAAACATTTTTTTTGCATCAGCTCCTGTTTTGGACAAGATTCCAATCCTTGCATCTTTAGTAATCGTAGCTGTGTTTACGCCTTCACAAGAACTCATAAATGAAAACCCAGAACGTCTTATTTTTAAATAACACATTCCAAAAGAACGTTTGTCTGCGCGACACGCTTCCCAGTATATGTAAAATATTCTGTTGGCTTCTCGAAAATCTGGATGTCCTACATCAATTTTAGTCCACTGTAAATACATATAATGTGTACCTGTAATATATGTAGGTTTACCGTTGTTCAGAAACCAGAAACCTTCATCTCTTCTATCAAACTCTTCTTCTATAAAATCAATCCATTTATTTTTAAACTGAGCAGGAGTTTCATGCCAATGGAAAATAGACTGTATACGTTTTAATTCTTTTGGCAACTCATACGCCTCCCAATACTGATCTGATTTACTTTTACTTCTTTGATATACTTTCGCTGGTTGTTTTGGTAATGCTATTCTTAAACCATTAATATTTATTACTTGACCGATTTGACCAGATTTAGATATAACTACTATATCGTATTTTTCATTATATCCATAAGTCCATGTTCGTGCTTTATTCTTTGTAGATAAAACATTTTTTGGAACTACATCATGTAGTGTAATGTAAAGTTTATTTTGACCTTGATTCTGCAAATCCTTTTGGTGTATTATTGGTTTTTACTTCGTTGCCTTGCAATAAATCTTTTTCGTCTTCTATTCTTTTTAATATTTCAAACGCATCAAAAATTGCAAGCTTCTTTGTAGCTGCGGCATTTTTTAATCTGTCAGCTGCAAGTTCATCTTCAGCATCATATTTGATTATATCTTCTTTAGCTACTTTTATAAGCTGCATTACAGCTCTTTCACCAGCTTTTATTATTTGTTCTTTTATTTCTTTATTAGTCATTTAATATCATTGTTATATTGTTTGTAAACATTCTATAAAGCTTTTCGCCTTCAACAATAAACTCATATTCGCTATCTGGAGTAAAAGATATTTCATCTCCAATTTTTACACCAAGTGCTTCAAGCTCATTATTAATATACTTCATGGTGCCTATTAAAGGTTCCTCAGTGCCAGTTTTACTAAGATAAGATTTTTTTACTGGAACGGGTTTAACAAAACAATACTTTGAGTGTGCTCTCCACTGGTCTCCATTATAATACAAGAAAAATTGATCTGGGTCTATAAAAAACAAATCATCTCTAAAATAACTTTTACCACTTTTTTCTATACCCTTCATATCATAGTAAAATTTAAATACATTATGATGTACAAGTAATATGTCTCCTATTTTAATTTCACCTTTGTAGCCAATAGGTGTTGATACGACCTGCGCAAAACGATTTGAAGTTTTATGGTCTTCTTTTGAAACACTAATAACAAAATCTATATCGCCAATCTTTCGTTCATTGTCATACCTTTTTCCGTTTACAGGTCGTACAATAAATGAAAATGGAGATTGCATTAGAAATTAATATTATATTCCAAAGATATAGGAAGAGTCATTTTAAACTCTTTCCATAATAATAGTTCTTTGTTTTTTTCTATCCAGATTTTATAAGACTGTTGAGATTCGTCTTGTTGAATTAAATGTATAACATACGAACCACCCAAGACTTCTTGGCCTACGATATAGTGCATCGCTCCCGACTTGTAGTCGGCTCCTATGGAAATTTTTCGAATATCCATTTTTTTTTTAGAATGAAGTGTTGGCTGTAAGTACTCTGTATAAGATATTAACCCTAAGCACTCCGTTTCCTTGTGTCGGATTACCTATATTAGTAAGAAGTAGAGGAGTATTTTGCGCTAACACCCCGCTAGTTATATCTTGTTTTAATATTATATCTGTAGCGCTGTTTATTGTAGATGATGCAATAGTAGTAACGGTAACACCATTTAATGATACTATGGAGTTATTTATAAAATTGTAAGCAACATTTCCAACATCCATAAAAACATCGAAAGAAATAATATCAATAATTTTACCAGTGCCAGGAGCGGCTAATAATGTAACATCAGTCGTTCCTAGCGTTAACAAATCTATGTCCTGAACTTGAACTTTAGCTACTATAGTATCAATACCAAATAGTGTTTTTACGTCAGAAAGTTTTGTGGTTTTGGTTAATAAACTATCGTTTTCATCACTCAGTACAAAGTAGTCATTTAGTGTCGGTGAAACATTTGGATACGCTACTGTGTTACTGATTTTTGCCATAATTTATTTTACTTCTTCAGGTACAACTTCTTCTACCTCTTCTTGTTTTTTTACTTCGCCTGTTGCAATATCTATTACTGCATCTTTACCGTATTTTTCAGCTAATGCTTTTTCGTCTACGGCAAACGCTTTTCTTAAAGAATCAATACTGTTAATACCTTCAAACATTCTTAAAACGTTATCGGCAATATCAAGTTTTGTTTTTGTAAACTCTTGATTTAAGTTTTGGATTCTTTTTAGTTCTTCTTCTGTTAATTTAATTTGACTCATTTTTATTTATTTAAGATTAATTTTCAAATATAGTAATTATATTTTACTCCTCACTTTCTTCCACTGGTGGTGGAGTTGGATCATTAAATGTAAAATATAAGTGTTCATCTACTGGATTTTTTTCCAGGTTTACTGTGTTTTGTATGCTTTCTTGAAATCCTTGTACATCTAATCCAGCCTCTAACCAACCAATAACTACATTTTCAAAATCCTGGTCATCTGCCCATGGTATAAAAGGAGTGTTTGGATCATATTGAATATCTAAAGTGCCGATAATATTAGCACTATATTTTCCATCTATACCTGTATAAGTGTAATGAATTGTGTAGATTACATTATCGTTTCCATCTTCATGAATCTTTGCATCTAGTTGATTGATTGTCCATTGATATGCTAATGCCATAATTATATTTTTTACAAAGTTAATAAAATAAATCTATTGTATTTGTGATTTAAGAGTGTCTATTTCTGCTTTTAATTCTTGTATTGATTTTATTAACATTGGTACAAATACAGAATACTTAACCGCTTTAGTTGTTTCACCTGTTGGCACCTCTTTTCCATTTTCATCTATTTCAGTATTGCCTACTTCATATACTAAGCCTGGAAATATTTGTTCCAATTCCTGCGCAACTACACCTATTTGTTTTTGTGTATCACCTATATAATTAAAGTTAACAACTCTTACTTGATTTATTTCATTCAGTTTAGGCGTTGCATCAACTATATTTTCTTTTATTGTTTCATCTGATAATTGTCCGTAACTATTATTGCTATTCTGTATATTACCATTACTAAATATTTTTATTCTTTCGGTCGATGCAGTTTGACCTAAGAAAAATCTTCCTGTGGTGTTAGCAGCAGTAGAATCGTGTATTACATTAATTCCATAATTATTGGGGTTACCTGTTGCAGTATTTGCCACCATTAAAGTAGGTTCACCTCCATAATTATTAACAAACTCGTGAAAATTATAACCAGGTCCATAACTAAAACTACCACTTGTTGTAAATCTTGAAAAACCTGCAGAATCAACTTGCATTCTTTTTGTTTGTATTGTATAAATACTTACTCCATCGTGTCCATATATACCTAAACCATCATTAGCTGCGCCACTATGGTCAATGGCTTTTAAACCTACTCCACCAGAACCACTCGGATTATTACAACAAGTAGCATCTCTTAATGATAAATATTTACCACCCGCAAATCCATCTATTGTTATATTACCCTTAAAAAATGAATCACCTGCACTATCAATAATTAATTTTGTGTCTGGATTACCACCATTGTTTGTAAGAAAAGTTAAACTACCTATATCATCTGCACTACCTCTTACTGCTCTAATTGAACACATTGGGTCTGCTTCGGCTTGACTATGAAACTCTATTCTACTTACAATGTCAGTAGCATTATTTCCTAAACCAGTTATTTGTAAAATACCCTCGCCTCCTGAACTTGAACCTTTTATTGCCAAAATTGAATTACTTGCACCAAAAGAGCCATTAATAGTTGAATTACCTACAATAACCTCACCTCCAGATCTTATACGCATTCTT